GGATTCAGTAAGGACACCATATGAAATGATAGCTCAACTAGAAACATCACATCAGCTTGAATCGAGCTTTGAAGTAAAAATTGAAGGTAATGAAGTTGTTGAACGTCGTGTGAATATGATAGAACCATCTCATTTATTTAATGGTAAAGAAATTGAATATGGCAAAGATTTACTTGAAATGAAAAGAACAGTTGATTTCTCAGAAATTGTCACAGCCTTATTAGCATTCGGTCCTGAAAACGATAAAGGAGAGCGTCTCACTACAATAGTTAAAGATGATGAAGCTCAAGAACAATTTGGTTTACCTACGCGTTATATATGGGGGATATACGAACCTGAAAGTGACGATAGTAATATGACTTTAGAAAGATTAACAACTTTAGCCACTACCGAATTGAACAAACGCAAATCAGCAACTGTCAGTTATGAAATAAGTGTCGCTGATATTGAAAAACAATTTCCACATGAGATTATAAGGTTTGGAGACATTGTAAGGATAAAAAATGAAGATTTTGTTCCTAGTTTATATGCTGAAAGTGAAGTTATAGGCTTTACTCATGACTTGATAACAGACGATATCACTTATATTTTTGGTAATGTTATTGAATATAAAGAAAACGATATATTGAAATATTTCAGAAATAATATAGATAAGTTAAATAAAAAGTTAATCGATAATATATCAAACATAAACACAATTGTTGGTGATGTTACAGATCAACTTGAATATTATGAACGTAAAATATTTAAGGGATCTACTATTCCTGAAAATCCTGTTAACGACATGCTTTGGTACGATACAAGCAATCCTAATGTGGCGGTATTAAGAAGATATTGGAATGGTGAATGGGTAAATGAAACTGTTGATGATGTTGAGAAAATTGGTGGCGTAGCAAGAGAAAAAGCACTATACGATAGCATTAAAAATGCATTTGAAAACTTAGCCATTCAACATAGTAAGTTAATGGACGAAACGTATTCAGTTTTAAACAGTGAATACTTAGTCGATACAGATTTAAAAGGGAAACTACATACTGAATTAAATAATGTAGATAATGTATTCCAAAGTATTCAAACTGGTTTAAATGCAATGACGTCTGATACTGCCACAATTGGTGCTTTAATTGATATACAAGCCCAATTTGGAACATATAGACAAAAGTTACAAGATTTATATAAAGCCTTACAAAATGCGAAAGTATCTGCAGATAAACGATTGCAACTACTTCAATCACAATACACTGATCAGAAATTTAATGATGCGCTTAATAAAGTAGCTAGTAAGTTTGGTTTAACTGTAGATAGTAATAACAATATGGTTGGCACACCCGATGTTATAGAGAAAGCCATTCGATCCTCACGTGAAGATACAGCAGAACAGTTGAAGTCTTATGTGAAAAGTGTAGATTATCAGACAGATAGGAACGGTATTGTTGAAAGATTAGACAGTGCCGATAGTGAAAGATTACAATTAAGTAATCAAATTAGCGATAAAGTCAGTTTAAGTGAATATAATAACGATAAAGAAGATACAGAAACTAAACTCACTACTATGGACACGTTGATATCTCAAAATGGACAAGATATTCAACAAAGAACAACTAAAGAGGAGTTTAATACTAGTAAGAAAACATTATCTAAAGTAATATCCGACTTCACAAATAACGTCGCTACAGGTATGACTTTTACTTATGATGATAATGGTGCAATTCAAACTATGAATATTGGCCCTGAAGGTATTAATTTGGATTCTAAAAAAATTAATATAAATGACGGAGATGTACTTATTCAAAATGGTCAAACATTTATTAAGGACGCTTATATTGATAAGTTATTTAGTAATGTAGCAACAATAAACTATTTAAATTCTGTCGACATCACTGCCAAACGGTTACAAGCCTCTGACAAGGGCACTACAGTGAATATAGAAAATGGTAGTGTTACGATCAAAAGAGATGATGGTTATAGAATGGAGATTGGAATTGACGGTGTAACAATGTATAACCCTGGAGGTTCTAGTCGCTTTAGAATGGATAAGCTATATGTTGAAAGTGCTGCATTAGGGACATCGAATAGTAACCTATACCTTGCAGCAGATATCAATCATGAAGTAAGAGCTGTTGATGTATCACAAATCCCAAGCGATGGTATTGCCTCATCATATAGATATGTTCCAGTAAGAGCGGATTATTTTATAGGAAATCAATTGATTCTTAATAGTGGTACTAATTTATATTTGGGTACAAATGATGAGGTTCGAGTAACATCTCGTGGAGGTTATGATGGAAGCAATACAATATATAGAAATGTAAGGGCTTATGGTTATTATGGTGATTTCATTGAAAGTACATCAACAACTAAAAGCCCTAACTTTTATGTTCGTGCTGATACAGAAGTAAGATTTACTAAAACAGGTAGTACAACGAGTCATACAGATGTAAGAGGGAATTTTGCTAACTTTGATGGAATAAGAAATAATAGTTCAAATAGCAACTTATATTTCGGTACAGATGGTGAAGTCAGAATCATGGGTAAAAGCTTTAAGGATAGCAATGTTTATCGTGATATAAGGTTTGGCAATTGGACATCTATGTCATCAGAAAAATTTAAACATGATATCCAACCATGGAATTACAGTGTATTAGATGCATTTAGAAATGATCTTCAATTATATTCTTATAAATTGGATTCTGAAAAAGAAACAGATTATTTAAGAAATCATCACGGAATAATTATTGAACGTGAAATTCCTATCGAATGGAGACATAAAGACGGTTTTGATGGCAATGAGATTCTTTTCTGGAACAGTAAAGCAATACAAGAGTTAATAAGAAAAATAGACTTATTGGAGGAACAAATCAATGGAAAATAACAATCAAGGATTACAAGCTAATCCACAACTTACAATTAATTATCTTACACAGGAAGTCGCAAGACTGACGCAAGAAAACGCAATGTTAAAAGCAATCATACAAGAACAAAATCAAACAAATCAAAGTGCTGAGGAAGAGTAATCCTTAGCACTATTTTTATACACAAATATAGGAGGAATTAGTTATGGCAAATGAAGTAGTAAATAGAAAAGAGAATTTTATCTTAGTACAGGTAGACAGTGGAGATGTAGAGAATGCACTTAGTATTGATTATCGTGGGCAATTCTTCCCAAGCACTAACACATCTGCAGCATATAAGATTGACGAACAAGAGAAAGCAGAAAAGCTCGCTCAACGTCTTAACAGTTTAAATGAATTGAATTATGAATTTGGTATAGCAAAAGAATTGTTGACTATTAAAGTAGCTAAACAAGTTGTTGACATTACTTATACTGACACAGAATAGGAGCAATAATATGAAAAAAACTTATTTTGATTATATTCACAAAGTCATTCTGTACATGGGGTTTGGACTACTTATGTTCGAAAGAGGTTTCTTTTGGGCAAAAGAACAAGAAGATATATTAGACGATTCACAATTCTATATAGCACTTCATAACATCATGCCTATTTGGGTATGGGGAATTCTTGGTATGGTATTTAGTTTAATGTTGATCATTGCTCCGTTTTTCTTACCTAAAAGGGAGATGAATCATACATTCAATTACTTAATTTTAATAGGCGGTGCAGGTAACGGTTTGTTTTACTTTTTAATGACATCGGCAAGTATATTTCACGCTATTAATTGGCTTACACCACTGCAATTTTCCACATTGGCAGTGGTAAATATTATGGTTTCTGTGCTTGGAGTGATTGGTATTGTCCGAAAATAACGAAAAGTATGTATTACGTCATGAGTGGGAGCGTAATACAGGTAAGATATATGAAAGAATCAACGAGAACGACAGAAAACACACAGAGGCAATTAGTAGCTTAAATAACAAAGTAGATAAACAAACATTAATACAAAAACAAACATATGAATCACAGAAGAAACAAGAAAGTCATTTAGAAAAGATTAGCGATAAAATGTCGGATTTTGTTTCAGAAGTTAACGACTTGAGATATGAGGTTAAAGGTCACGACGAACAAATAAAAAGTTTCAGTCAAATATTAACTAAAAAACAAACTTTTAATGTAGGTATAGCTACTGCAATTGTGGGAGGTATATTCAGTTTACTTACTGCAGCCGTTGGACTAGCACCTATATTATTTAAGTAAAGTCGGCGCAATGCGTCGGCTTTTTATTTTACTCAAAAGGAGCATAAACAAATGACTGCAGATAAATTAAAACAATATATTGGATTATTTGGTGGTATGTTAGGGGCTTTATACCTTGCATTAAAAGCAAGTGGTATCGAGGTTCCTTTTTTAATGCCCGAAAAGTTAGACGCATGGCAAAATTTCGCTACGTCAATAGTGCCTTTTGTAATTACAGTATACGGTGTCTATAAAAACACTTATGTGATTCACTCGCATTCAAAAGCACAAGAAGAATACTTAAAAGAAAATAATTTAAAATAGGAGTGTTATTAATGGCTAC